CACCCACCGGGAACACAAAACCCTCGGCTTCTCCCCCTCCTGTCTATGTTGTATAAGGTGCGACAAAGGAGCATCGGATGCCGCACAAAAATCCAGCAGTGAAGAAGGCTTATCATCTGGAATACAACAGGATGCGTCGAGCCGATCCAGCTTATCGTGCCAAGATGTTGGCGGAACGCAATCGTTATCCGTTGATATGCCAGCATTGCGGAAAGAACTCGACCGGGAAGAAGGGGGCCAAGTTCTGTTCCCGGAGATGCAGCGCGCAAGCGATGCACGCAAGCGGAACGGCGAATTTGATGACAACGGACGGAACGGGGAAGTACAAAGCGAAGTGGGTGAAGGGGCGAGTGATTCGAGAACATCGACTCGTAATGGAGCGGCATGTGGGCAGGTCGCTGACGGCAAGCGAGCACGTGCATCATATCAACGGCAATCGAGCGGACAATCGGGTCGAGAATCTGATGATACTTACGAACGCACAACATGCGCTGACCCACATGAGCAGGCCACGGGGCACGCGCTAGAGCCTTATCCATCCGTCCCCGGCACTGTCTTAGATTGTTTCGGCGGCGCCGGCACGACCGGCCTCGTTGCCGATCGGCTGCAACGCAACGCAATCCTCATCGAACTCAATCCCGATTACTCGACTATGGCCGAACGGCGAATTAAGGCAGATGCGCCCCTCTTAGCGAGTATGACCTGATGCACGCACTCGCAGACACCCAAATGGTTACGGAACATGCAAAGCCCGATATCCGCTGGCATGTGGTGCATGTATTTTCCGGCAAGGAAACCAAGGTGGCCGCAGAGCTTAAAAAACATGGGCTTGAGGCTTACGTTCCGTTACGCGAAACCAAGCGTCGGGTTCATGCCCATATGCATCGTGTCGTCATGGTGCCTATTTTCGTAGGATACGTGTTCTGTGGCTTCGATCCCGTGGAACCCAAGTGGGGGCAGATAAATTACATAGACGGGGTTATACGGCTTCTCTTGGCCGGCGGCACTCCGGTTTCCATTCCAGACATAGCCATGGACAGAATCAGGGAAATTGAGGCACGCGGCGGCGATATTGCGAAGCACAACCCAATGCGGGTACGTGTTGGCCAGGCCGTCAGGATCATAGACTATGGTTCGTGGACTGGCCTATTTGCGCCCGTAGTGGCTATCGACGCCGAAAAGCGCAGGGTTCAGGTTGAGTTCGACATTCTCGGTGGTAAAGTGCCGACTTGGTTTGACGAGAAGTATGTGGAGGCGCTGTAGCGCACTCATCCCGTTGACAGAACACAACGAATAAGTATATATGCGAGTATCATCAGTGCGTAGTCGTTGGAGCTGATGCAGCGTACAGTATTGGCCCTGCGGCGGCTGCAGATCGAAAATTAAATTTTTTCGAACTGCTCAAGGGCGGTTTATGCCCAAAATCCTCAAAATTTGTCCAAATATCAACGCTGGTACGACCAGATCATTGCGCGCGGGCGTGCGCGAGTTCTGGAGCACTTGTACTACGAAACCCATCACATCATTCCAAAGTCGCTGGGCGGGAGCGATGATGGAGATAATTTGGTAAACCTCACATATCGAGAGCATTTTTTGGTTCATTGGATTTTGACAAAGATACACACGAGCGGCAAGCCGCGCGCGTCTATGTGGGCCGCCCTAAATGCGATGTCGATGCCGTTGAGCGGCAGGATTGTTGCCTCATGGCAGTTTGAGGTTATCTTGTGGTTTGTGCGCGACAGGTTCCTGGAACGTCAGGCTAAGAGAAAGGTTGCTGTAATAGAACGTCAGACCAAAACTGGGCTCGCCAGAAAGGAACAGGGGATCGCAGAAGCGAAGAGGGCTTTGCGAGTAGGTAACAAGTGGCAACACCACACCGTTTTGTCTGGGTTAGCCAGCAAAATACTCCTTGCTGAAAGGATGTATAGAAATCAATCCAATAGGGACAGAAAGCTATATCCTGCGCTTTCGACCAAGGAATGTAGAGAGCTTTTTGGGAGGGGTTATGCCCGCCCTAAGTAACCCTCGCCAAGAGCGGTTCGCCCAATTACTTGCCAGAGGCAAAAACGCCAGCGAGGCTTATGAATTGGCCGGCTACAAACCGAACGGTGGAAACGCTTCAGAACTAAAGAACAGTGAAAGAGTTTCAAATCGAGTGGCAGAGCTTTTGGCCGAAAAGGAAAGAATACATCAAAGGGCTACAGAGCGAGCCATAGAGCGTACGGCCCTTTCTAGGGAGTGGGTGCTTGAGCGGCTTGTTGAGAATGCTGAGAGGGCAATGCAGGCGCGGGCTGTTCTGGATGGGAATGGGAAGGAGGTTGGGGAGTATGAGTACCAGGGGAGCGTGGCCAATCGCGCCCTTGAATTGCTCGGCAAAGAACTTGGTATGTTCATTGACAGGAAAGAGGTTGGCGATCCCGGAGAATTTGCGGCTATGGATGATGCCGATTTGGAGGCTGTCATTCAGGAGGCCGCCATTGCGTTTGATCCGTCGTCTACGCAGCATTGATGCATGGAATCATTTCTGAAAGACGACGGCAGCTTGAGCGAGGAGGGCGAGCTGCATTTGAGTTGCGCCGCCGCAGCGAGCGTAGGCTGCAGTCCTCTCGTGGCGCATTTCGTGATGGTCGCCTTGAGGGCGGCCTTATGGCTTTCATCCGGCACTACTGGCGCGTCCTCGAGCCTGAGACTGAACTGATAGAGGGCTGGGCGTTATACGCCATCATTCTGCATCTTGAGGCGGTGACGTTCGGGGAGATGTCCCGGCTGCTCATTACGGTGCCGCCGGGTTTCATGAAGTCGCTGTGTACAGACGTGTTTTGGCCCGCGTGGGAGTGGGGGCCAATGGGAAAGGCGCACCGGAGGTACGTGGCCTTTTCCTACTCTGCCAGCCTGACGGAGCGCGACAACGAGCGGTTCCGCGATCTTGTCACCCACTCATCCTATCAGGAGTTATGGGGTGACAAGGTTCAGATGGTGAAGATCGGTGCGACGAAGCAGTCAAACCGAAAGCATGGGTGGAAGCTGGCGTCATCGGTTGGTGGGGTTGGTACTGGCGAGCGAGCCGACGTTATCATTCTGGACGACGCTCATAACATCAAGGAGGTTGAGTCCGAGGTTGTTCGGACGGAGACGGTTCGTTGGTTTCGTGAGTCGATGTCGGATCGTCTCAACAGCATGGCCACAGGCTCGATCGTGGTGATAATGCAGCGGAGCCACGAGGACGACGTTGCGGGTGCGATCCTGTCGCTGGGGTTGCCGTACACGCATCTGATGATTCCGATGGAATATGATGCCGCGCGGCATTGCGTGACGGACATATGGGAAGATCCGCGGGAGGACGACGGCGAGCTCGCGTGGCCAGAGCGGTTTCCGCCGGAAGTCGTCAAGCAATTGAGGGATGTGAAGGGGCCGTATGCCTATGCCGGACAATACGGCCAAAGTCCCGTTCCTCGAGGCGGCGGTATATTCCAGCGCGACTGGTGGAAGGTCTGGGATGCGCCAGATGGGAAGTTTCCCGTTTTCGACTACATCATTGCCTCGCTCGACTCCTCGTTCACTGCCCGCGAGGAGAACGATCCATCGGCGCTCACGATATGGGGCCTGTTCACGCTCGAGGGCCGGCGCCGTTGTTGCCTCATTCACGCCTGGCGCAAGCACTTGGCGTTTAGTGCGGATCGGAAGCTACTTGAGCCGCATCATATCGGGCCAAGGAAGATCCAGCGTGAGGACGGCGCGGTAGTGATGCATCCTGGGTTTGCGCGGTGGCGTCAGCGCACCATGGAGCATTGGGGGTTAATGGAGTGGGTGAACGACACCTGTGAAGCGTACAAGACTGACAAGCTTCTCATCGAGGCGAAGGCGTCCGGTATCAGTGCGGCGCAGGAGTTGCAGAACAGGTTCGGCCGCAAGGGCTGGAGTATCCAGTTGTGTAACGTGAAGGGTGACAAGCTGGCGCGGGCCTTGGCTGTGCAGCCGTCGTTCAGCCAAGGGCTCATCTATGCACCGGCACTGGATTGGGCCGATACCGTCATTGACGAGATGAGCGTGTTCCCGAAGGGCAAGTACGACGACCTGACGGATTCTGCGACGCAGGCGTTGAAGTACATGCGGGATGTCGGGATGTTGCGGACGGACGAGGAGGTTGATGCGGAGGCCACGGAGCGGGTGACGCATCATGGGCGCAAGCACGGGTTTCTTCCGCTTTATCCATCGGCGTGAGGTGATTTGTGCCAAAGATGGCGATGCCTGAAGATTACATTTCGCATGAATATTTGGTCTGTTTGTTTGATTATGACAGAGAAACTGGGGTTTTCACTAGAAAGTCAATGAAGGGCGGCCGTCATGCTGGGTCTGTGGCCGGTTACAGAGATACGCACGGCCACCTCATACTTTCAATAAACAATCTTGGCTACATGGCTCACAGAGTAGCGTGGTTTTATGTGCACAAGGTGTGGCCTGTAGGCCAGATAGATCACAAGAATATGGTGAGGACTGACAACCGTATTGAAAATTTGCGCGAGGCCACGCGGACGGAGCAGAGGGCTAATCAGCGCGTTCGGTCTGATTCGACTGTCGGTTTGAAGGGCGCCCGTCGGGCATATGGCGGAAGATGGACATCAAGAATCACTAAAAATGGCGTGACTTATAATCTGGGCGGGTTTTCTACGGCGGAAGAAGCGCACAGAGCGTATGTTGCGAAGGCAACAGAGTTATTTGGCGAGTTTGCGAGGGCTGCGTAATGGCTCGTTCTCCTCGCAAGGCCAAGACATATCGTGCGGCGCGGCGGAACTCGGTGAGAGGGTACACCACGCTTGCGTGCTATCGAAACGGGAGGTTGGGACGTGAAGGACAGATACAACATCCAGTTAAAAATAAGTGAGCGAGAGGTTCAGGAACTCATTACGATGTACGGTAAGCGCCTTGGGCAGTTTCAATGCCATGCTTCGTATATCAAGTGGAACGCTGCCCGTCTGAGCGAACTCGTTGCCTTGGTGCCAGCCAAGGGGCATGTGGAGCGGGGGGACGAGGATGACGACGAATGACTAACAGCGTTCCCATTCTCCAGGCTGACGGCAACCCTGTTCTCGATCAGTACCAGCAGGACTGTGTGTCGCTGTTGACTGACGCGCTCGAGGAGGCGGTGAAGGGCAACATCACATCGCTGTGCATGGTGTTGTGCATGAACGAGGGCATTGCGACGGTGATGGCCGGGAAGAACGGGACGGCGCTGAACATTGGCTGTGACGATCTGAAGCATAAGATTCACGCGAGCATGTTTCATGATGGGAACATGGCGCGGAAGAAGTCGAGCATATTGAGAAATGGACACGGTTGATACCGACGACATAATCTTTGCTTTGGATGCGGCTCTGCAACGCAAGCCTATTAGGCCGGGAACGGCTTCTTGCGATGTAAATGTGTTTTTGCGCCAGATTCCTGCCAATGTTCTTGAGGAGGCCATTGCCGAGATTAAGAATCTCCGTGCCATGCTAGGCGCAGCCCGTCTCGGTGATACGTTCTCCGACATAACCAAGAACCTGTCGCGCTGTCCCGCGCACAGCGATCCGGCCTGATGGCTGAACCGCTCACTGTCCACATAGACGACGATACCGAAACCATCCGGGTTGATCCGACGACGGGTAACGTCGAGCGGGATCAGCCGGATGGTGGTGTTGTTGTTGCGTTCGGTGGGGCGAGAAAGCAACAGAAGGACGATGACGGCGACGACTGGTTCGAGAACTTGGCGGACGAAATTGATACGCAGACGTTGGCCAAAATAGCCAACACGCTGCACGAGCAGATTCAGGCGGATGATACGTCGCGTTCTGGTTACCTTGCCACGCGCTCCCGCGGCCTCGCCCTGATGGGGCTGAAGGTTCAGGACGAGAACGACAGTTTGGCGGCCGGCTCCATCGAGGGGCAGAGCAAGGTTGTGAATCCGCTGCTGTGCGAGGCCGTGCTTCGTTCGTGGGCCAATGCGGAGGCTGAGTTCCTCCCGGCCAATGGGCCTGTGAAGATACGGGATGACGGCGAGGAGACGGTTGCGGAGGATGACTTAGCGGAGTCGCTCGAGCGCGACATGAACCACTGGTTCACCGTCACGGCGAGCGAATACTACCCTGACACGTCGCATATGCTGTTGTGGGGGCCGATATTCGGCGGTTCCGGTTTCAAGAAAGTCTATCGCTGTCCGATGCGGCGGCGGCCGGTTTCCGAAAGTGTTGACGCGAAGGACTTGATAGTCAGCGACACCACGAAGGACTTCCGGGCCTGCGCTCGCATTACACACCAGAGCCTGATGCGTCCCTCCCTCATGCGGAGGATGAAGTTCATTGGTGCTTATCGAGACATACCCACCACGCAGGCTCCCGCCCCGACACCCAACGCTGTGGATCAGAGGATAGCCGGCATTCAGGGGACGAGCCCGCAGCACGAGACGCGCCCGGAGGATAACCCGTACACCATTTGGGAGACGCAGTGCGAGCTCGACTTGGATGAGTTCGTGCCGCCTGGCCCACTGAAGGGGCAGGGCATTCCGTTGCCGTACCTCGTCACGATGGACAAGGACAGCCAGGAGATACTGGCGTTGCGGCGGGACTGGGACGAGGACGATCCCGACTGCGAACGCAAGCGGATGTATGTGAAGTATCCATACATTCCGGGGCCTGGGTTTTATGGCACTGGGCTTCTGAACGTGCTTGGCAACTCGTCCATTGCGATGACGGCGGCATGGCGGGAGGCGTTGGACGCTGGGATGTATGCGTCGTTTCCCGGCGGGCTGATATCGAAGCTTGCGGCCCGTCAGGACAGCATGAACCTTCGGGTTAACCCTGGAGAGTTCCGGCCTATCGAGACTGGCAACCTCCCCATTACTTCGGTTGTGATGCCGAATCCGTATCGTGATCCGTCGCCTGGGCTCATGGCGATGATCGACAAGATACTGGCGCAGGCGAAGTCGGCGGGCGCGGCAATTGACATCCCGACGCAGGAGGGCGTTGCGAACGTGCCGGTTGGCACGATGCTGGCTCAGGTGGAACAGGCCACGAAGGTCATGGCTGCGGCGCACAAGATGATGCACGCGGCGCAGAGCATGGAGTTCGAACTCATCTTCGACTTGTTCCGCGCCCACCCGGAGGACTTCTGGCGCTCAAACAAATTGAAGGACGCGCAGGGCTACTGGAACGAGCAGAAGTTTCTGCAGGCATTGGAGGACTGCAACCTCGTGCCTCAGAGCGATCCGAACGTACCCAGCCATATGCACCGTATGGCGAAGTCGATTGCATTGGGACAATTGGCCACCAACCCCGTGTTCATGCCGTACACCAATGCGAAGGAAGCGTATTTGCGCATCCTGCGTGCGATCAGGGAAGATCCGCAGGGGTTGGTGATCGATCCGCAACCGCAGGCACAGGCACCCGATCCGAAACTGCTCGAGGCCCAAGCCAAGGCACAGAAGGCGCAGAGCGATGCGCAGGTAGCGCAGGCCAAGGCATCCATGCTTCCGCTACAGTTACAGGTGGATCAGCAGAAGCTGGTTACCGAGCGTCAGATCCACGCTGACGAGATCGAGCGCGAACGCATCATTCATGCGGGCGACATGGCCAAAATGGGCCAGGACTTGGAGATATCGCGGCGGCAGCACCAACTCGACTCGGTAAAGACGCTGGCCGATATCCAGCAGCAGAAGCATCAGCAGGGCATGGATATGCTCAAGGCCCACGCGGATATGGTTGGGCAGCAGCGGCAGCATGCCTTGGATGCTTCCCAATTCGGGTTGGATGTCGCAGCGGCGCAGCATCAGCAGGGCATGGAGCGCGGCGGGTTCGTGCACGACGTTCACAAGGCGCACCGCGAGCACTCGTTGAATGTGGCCGGCCATCAGCTCGAGCGTGAACAGTTCGAGCACGAGCAGGACATGGCCCATAAGGAGCACGAACTGGCTAAGAAGGTGGCGAACAAGCCGAAACCCAAGTCTGACAACAACAAAGCATAAGGAGACTTCCATGGCTCATCCCTATCAACAGCACAAGGACTACAAGGTTCAGCGCAACCGCGTCGGCTTCATCACCAAGGGCTATGCGTCCGGTGGCGCGGTGGTTCCGCAACTGGCCACCGGCGGGGCAGCGACGGCCAAGGCTAGGGGCAACCGAGACGCTATGGCGGTGATGGGCAAGCCTGCGGCTGCTCGTCTGGACAAGCCTATGCGCGGCACTGCAGGCATCGTGCCGGGGCGAGCCAAGGGCGGCCGCACCAAGGGCCACAAAACCAATGTGAACGTCATCGTTGCTCCGCATGGTGGAGCAATGGGTGGCGCACCTCCCGTACCGGCTGGCATGGCACCACCCTCCGTCCCGAATGCTATGCCGCCAGTACCGCCGCGCCCCGTCGGTCCTCCCCCGATGATGGGCGCGGCACCTCCTCCCGGTATGCCTCCTGGCATGCCCCCCATGGGGCCACGCAGCCGCGGCGGACGTACGTATGCGTCCGGTGGCGCGGTGAAGTCAGGTCCGGCGTGGAACGAGGGGCTCAAGGCCGGAACGCCAGTTCAGCACACCAACGGCAAGATGGATGGTGCGAGCATCGGGCGCGGCAAGCCGATCACGTACAAGCGTGGTGGGGCGGTTCAGCGCAAGACGGGCGGCCCGATCTATTCCAAGGACGCCCCGATGGGGCCGAAGTTCGACGGCGGTTCGGCCGGCGGCATTGCGAGGATCGAGAAGGCCAAGCGTGCGGCGGGCAAGTATGCCAAGCCGGTTTCCTCTGCGAGCACCTCGGACAACCGCTGATGGCACACCTATACAACGCCCACAGGGCAAACACCTCCCGCGTTGGGCGCCTCATCAAAGGCAGGGCGGCGGGAGGCGCTGTAATTGGCTCCTCTGAAACGAAGGTGGCGCGCAGAAGCGGCGGGGCCGTTCCCATGTCTGTTTCCGGCTCCGCACCCAAGCCCCGTCTTGATCGCCCACTGCGGCGTGCGGATGGCGGTGACGTAACTGATCGCGCGGCCAGAACTCGTGCGAGAGAAGACATGGCTGCGAGGGGGCGCGGTGCCCTGCGCGCGATGATCGGCGG